ACAAACCCAGGAGAAAGACCAGGTAACCCCACATTTGGTGGAGGTTTAAGAAGATTTATATTTACTCAAATAAATTCGGATAATTTAGATTTTTTAAGAGAAGACGTACAACAAAAAATAGCGACCGAATTTCCTCTTGTAAATGTTCAAGAATTAAATGTTTTAAACAACCCAGATAATAATGAAGTAACAGTGCAAATATACTATAATGTTATAAATACTGCTATTGAAGATACTTTAAATTTAAATTTTAACTAATGGCTGTAAGAAAAGACATAAAATATATAAATAAGGATTTTTTAGAATATAGATCCCAGCTAATTAATTATAGCCAAACATATTTTCCAAAGACTTATACAGATTTTACAAACACATCTCCAGGGATGATGTTTATAGAACAAGCAGCGTATGTAGGGGATGTGTTATCTTTTTATTTAGATAATCAAATTCAAGAAAATTTTTTACAATATGCTAGACAACAGAGTAATATATTTGATATGGCCTATATGTATGGTTATAAACCTAGGGTTACAGGTTTATCAAATACTATTATAGATGTATACCAACAAGTTCCATCTAAATTAGTTAACAATGAATCTGTTCCTGATTATGACTATGCTTTATATGTAGATGCTAATACATCGATAAAAACAAATTCAGCAACACCCGTAACTTTTACATTAGATAACCCAATTGATTTTACTTCCTCCAGTTCATTAGACCCAACTACGGTTTCAATTGGTCAAATATCAGGAGGTAATCCTACTTTTTACCTATTAAAAAAATCAAGAAAAGTATTCTCAGCTAAAATTAATCAAACTCAATTTTCCATAGGATCCCCACAAGATTTCATTACACTTGAAATCAACGAACCTAATATAGCAGGTATAGTTGATGTAATAGATTCTGATGGAAATAAATGGTATGAAGTTGATTATTTAGGGCAAGAATTAGTTTTTGATAGTGTTAGAAACACAAATGTAAACGATCCAAATACTTATTTAGATACAGATACACCTTATTTATTACAAACTAAATCAGTAGAAACTAGATTTGCAACTAGGTTTTTAAGTAGTAATACACTTCAACTTCAATTTGGGGTTGGTAACCCAAATAGCACAACAGAAGAAATTATTCCAAATTCAATGAATGTAGGTTTAGGTTTACCTTTTGAACAAAATAAATTAACAACGGCTTATAGTCCTACAAATTTTGTTTTTACAAACACATATGGTATTTCTCCATCAAATACTACCTTAACAGTAAGATATTACACTGGTGGTGGGGTTAAATCTAATGTATTATCAAATACCATTACAGATATTAATACTACAAATATAAAATTTATAAAAGGTGGATTAGATCCTAACCTAGCACAATATATATTTAATTCTTTAGCAACTAACAACCCCAAAGCAGCTTCAGGAGGTCAAGATGGTGATACAATAGAAGAAATTAGACAAAACAGTATATCAAACTTTTCAACACAGTTAAGAAACGTAACAGCAAATGATTATTTAGTAAGAGCGTTAAGTATGCCTTCTAAATATGGTAGAATTTCAAAAGCATGGACACAAAAACCAAATGTGAATGATGCTAACACAACATTAGACCTTTACGTACTAACAGAAAATAATAAAAATTACTTAGCCACTTCTTCAGATACTTTAAAGGAAAATATTAGAACATATCTTAATGAATATAGAATGATTGGTGATACTATTAGTATTAAAGATGCTTTTATTATTAATTTTGGTATAAATTTCCAAATTGTAACTTATCCTAATTATAACAGTAATGAGGTACTTGAAAGATGTATAGTTTCACTTCAAACTTATTTTAATATTGATAAATGGCAAATTAATCAACCAATTATAGTACCGGATTTATATGTAATGTTAGATGCATTAGAAGGAGTACAAACTGTTAAGTCTATAGTAATAAGTAACATTGCAGGAACAAATAGTGGGTATTCGGAATGGGCTTATGATATGAATGGTGCAAACCAAAATGGAACAATATTTCCTTCTTTAGATCCAAGTATTTTTGAATTAAAATATCCAAATAGAGATATTAAAGGAAAAGTAGTAAACTTATAATTATGGCAGTATATAAATTATTCCCCTCCCAAGACGCTTCAATATATAGTGCTTACCCAGCAATGAATACTGGGTTAGATCCTATATTAGATGTAAACAATAAAGTAACAGACATAAACCCTATAGCCCAAGTGGCAAGATCTCTAGTTAAATTTGATCAGTCACAAATAAACGATGTAATTGATAACATAGCAAAAGTAACAGGATCTTGGAATAGCTTTTCAGGTAGCTTAAAATTAAATGTATCAAAAGCAACTAATGTTATTTTAGAATCAAATATAGAAGTTTATCCCATATCAGGTTCGTGGAATAATGGATCAGGCCAATATCTAGATAAACCCTCTAATACTACAGGTGTAAGTTGGGTATACTCTGATTATTCGGGTTCAAATAAATGGTCAACCGGAGGTTGGAATCCACTTATTACAGCCTCATTTTCTGGAAGTAATAACGCAGGAGGTGGAGTATGGTATACAGGATCAGGTGGGTATGAAGGAATTGGTCCTTTAGAGTTTACACAATCCTTTAATTTAAGAAGTGACAAAGACTTAAATGTTAATGTAACAGATGCATTAAGAGTATGGTATTCATCATCTAGGGGTTTAAATGCAGGTAAAATAGAAATAGCAAACGAAGGATTTATAGTAAAATGGGAAACTGATAAAGAATTTATTACTTCAAGTGCAGTATCACCTCAATTAAGTTACTATTCAGTAGATACAAATACAATTTATCCCCCTCAATTAGAAATAAAATGGGATGATTCTGTATATGAGACAGGATCATTAGAGGTTATTAATACTCCTGATTTATTTGTAGCATTAGATAATAACCAAGGTGTATTTTACAGTGAAAGTATAAATAATTTTAGATTAAGTGTACGTCCCGAATTTCCAATTCGTAGTTTTCAAACCGCTTCTGTTTATACAACAAATTATGCTTTACCTTCACAATCTTTATATGCTATTAAGGATTTAGATACTAATGAATTTGTTGTAGATTTTGATAAAGAATTTACAAATATTAGTTGTGATTCAACTGGAAGTTTCTTTACTGTTTACATGAATGGTTTGGAACCTGAAAGATATTATTGTATATTGATTCAAACTGAGATAGCAGGTCAAACTATAGTGATGGATGAGAATTATTACTTTAAAGTAGTTAATGGGTAAAAGTAAAATGGATAGAGAAACAAAGAAAATAGATTTAATTAAAAAAGTATACTCCAAAACAGAGTATACTAAAATTATAGATACTCAATTTCAACAATTGGGTGTTGTTTCTGTAAACGAACAAATAAAAGCAACAGCTACTGTTCAACAGTTTTTTGAATCTTATAATGAATTATTTTATGATATTCCTTCTTATGGGTCTAGTAATTCACATGAATACCTAGTAAAAACCAGTGGTGACTATATAAACTTTGATCAAGATAATGAAATTATAGTAGCATTAAGAGCGGAAATATCACAACTAAGAAGAGATTTATTACAATCTCAAATTGCAACCGCTGAAGCACTTACAGGAGAGAAAATTGATTTAGATGTTGATAACATAGAAAATGAAGATTTATCAGGGAATAAAGAATATAATGATATTATTAGTACAATCCCATCAACAACAAACCCTTAATACTACAAATACCACTACTTTCTAAATATGGAAGAAAATAAAATAAAAATAGTACAAGTTGAACCTTCAACATTTGAATTTCAACAGTATGATGAAAAAGATAGTAATTTAATATCTTCTTCAAGATTAGATACTGCTTTTACTTCATCCACAGATTATATAGAGTATTATGCTTATGATGAAAGTAAAAATCTTATTTTCCCTCTAGTTGGATCAGCAAAAGCTATCCCTGTAACAAATTATAGTGTAATAAATGGAGATACTATATTGTACCCTGATGAAGATCTTTCAGAAATAGGATATGATGAAGGTACTTTTTATGCTACTTATAATTTTTATAGAAAGCTTATAGCTTCGGACATAGAAAATAATTATTATATTAGTGAAATTAGTTCAGATAGAACTGAGTTAAGGTTAAATAGTAATACTATATCTAGTGAATTAATTATTAGTTCAAGTGAAGCATTTATTGGGTTTCGTGAAACTCAAGATTATTTTGTAGATTTTTTACTTAATTTTGGTAATGATCAACAGGTAATAGCAAATAACTTAAGATTGGATACTACAACTGCTGTAGAACCTTCATTATTAGTTAAACTATATGAGCCTTTACCTTCTCAATTTGATTTAAAATCAACATTATGGGTAGTTGAAGAAATTTCATATCCTGAAGCATATAATGTTACTTTCCCACCTTTAGTTTTTGAACCAAATGATATTCAATTAATAAAAGGTCCAAATTATAGTATTACTGTAACACAAGAAACAGGGGAATCAAGTCAAGAATTTAGTTATAATACTTTAATAAGTTCAGATGTAACTAGTTCTCAAAACCAAATAAAAAACCTATTAAATAAAAAGGATATTAATATAAGTGTAGATTACACTAAATATAGTAATTTTATACATTTTTCATCCGCATATACTAGGTTAGATAATTTTTATTATAAAGTAGGATTAATCCAGTCTTCAAGTAATGCTATAGATAATTTACCTTTAAATATGGGTAATTACAGTTCTAGTAAAGCTGAACTTGGTAATAGTATTGAAAAAATAATTTCTAACTTAGATGGTTGGGAATATTTTATGTATTTTAATAGTGGTTCAGAAAAATCATACCCAAAACAAAACACAGAACCCCCT